TGTATCTGATATGGTTGCTCCTCTTAATAATGGTTTTTTTCGAACAGATGACACTTTAACAAATGATACTGGTAATAGTATTGGTCCTTATGGTTTCTTTTTACACTGTACCCGACGCTCAATGGGTTTATATACAAATGGAAGTCATTCATTTCAGCTTGGGAAAGCTGCCTCATATTCTGCCCTGAAGTATCGATTTAATAATAGTGGTACTTGGTCTAATTGGTTTAATTTATTGACTGCACAAAATACTACAACTGATGGAAATGGTTTTATTAAAGCCGCTTCACCAGTCGTTAAGCTTTTCCAAAGTCATATTGAGCTAAATAACGATGCTGCCAAGCAACCGATCACTTTTGACAAATTAGGCACTGGTGACTATCTGATTAAGGGCTCTTTAGGCTTTGCACAGGAAGGTTGGTATATCGAAGTACCTAAGGATGCCAACGGTAATACGGTAGTAGCAGTTGAATATTCAACCTTAGAAAATGGTGATCTTTCTATTAAAACTTATAAACGTAAGTTTGATGTGGAAAAGGCAGCCATTGTAGCTGATCTCGAAAATCCACTTGATATTCCAGAAGGCCGCTGGATTGATATCCGTCTGCATGAAGAACCTGAACCAGAGCCTGAAGAGCCGTTGAGTGAAACACCAGTGGATTTCCAGCCGACTAACTTATCTCAGGCAGTTGCTGCAGCCATGAATGGCGTGGAACCGCCAGAAATCTCAGAAACAGACGAAACACTTTAATAACCCGCTTAAACAGCGGGTTTTTTATTGCCTAAATTTTGGAGAACCATAAATGAGTTCAGGCGCAAAAATTCGATTATATGCTTGTGAGGAAGCAGTTTTAGGAACAACTCCTGCAAATCCAGTCTGGTACACCGTTCGCCGTGTTACTGATAGTTTGACTGAAAATGTTACTACTGAAGATAGCAGTGAAGTAGTTGATTCACGTTTTCGCCAAGGCGCTGTTGTAACGGAAGCCGAAGTAACTGGTCAACTAGAGTTTGAATTATCACTAGGTACCTTTGACTTATTCTTAAATGTTCTCGCTTTCAATAACTGGGCTGCAAATGCTTTAAGTTTTGGTGGTGGAGTACGTAAGTCTCTTACCTTGGTAAAAGTCTTTGAAGATATTGGTCAAGTCTTTATTTATCGTGGTATTCAAGTGAATACAGGTGAAATGACGATCCAGACCACAGGCAAAATCACTGGTAACTTTGGTTTAGTAGGTAGCTCATTTACGCGACAGCAGGTTAATCCTGTTACAAATCCTATTCCAGCATCGACTCGCCCTCTGGTGAGTATGCCAAATGTTGAAAAGCTACTTATTAATGGTCAATCAATTCAGGGTAAAGCTTGTCTGCAGACACTTACCATCAACTTTAGTAATAATCTGGAAGCGATCCGTTGTATCGGTTCTGGTAAGTACACGCCTGAGTTTTACTTAGAGAAAATGATGGATATTGGCGTAAATGCTAATTTCATGTTTTCAGCAACATCTGCTTCTTGGATTGATGCTATTAAAACCCGTGATGTATTTACATTGACCTTCGATATTACAGATACCAAAGGCAGTAAGTACTCGTTTAACTTCCCGCAACTTGAAGTTAAGGAAGCAAATCACCCTGATGGTGGTGGCGATGACATTATTACAATAGATATCAATTTTGCCCAAGTGCGTACCAGTCCAACGATTGTACGTGCTCTTGTGTAATCAACTTATTCAGTAACAAAGCCTATGGAAACCCATGGGCTTTTTTATTTCTAAAAATTAGAGGTTGTTATGGCTTTAAAAGTCGGAATTATTAAAAGCTCAGACGTATCAAAATGGTGTGAATACAAGGGTGCTGATGGCGATGTACAGGCTGAGTTCAAAGTCCGTGGTATCGCTTATAAGCCTTTTCAGGTAGCTATTGAACGGGCAGGAAACCAGATCTCGTCTAAAGGCTATGATGTGATGGTCAAAGATGAAGATGCCAAGCTTTACCACGAGCTTTTAATGGATGCATGCGCGGCCCACTTAATCGAAGACTGGAAAGGTGTGGTATTTGCCGAAATCGTAGACGGTAAAACTGTTGAGTCCGAAAAGCCATATACACCTGAGAATGCCTCAAAGCTTCTTAATCTTGGTGATATTGGTATTTCAATCTGGCTATTCATTAAAGAACAGGCCCAGAAGATTCAGGAAGACGCAGACAAGGACAAGGCTTTAATTCTGGGAAAGTCATGGAGCTCTACAAATACCAAAAAACGTATGCGTCGAAAACGCCGCACGAAATCGAGCAAATCAAGTTCTTAGGCGGCCGTATTCCGGATCCGCCAGAATATTCGTATGCGGCTGATTCAATTCTTTCGGCATTTAGCACTATATGTCGATCCAGACGTTATGAGCAAAGCATACCGTTATCTTTAGATCAGCAGGCTATCAATGTCTATGCAGAGCATAATGATTTGCCAGTGGCTGCTCATATTTTTAATGACTGTATTTTTGCGTTGGATAATTTGTTTTTGGAGGAGTGCCATAAGAAGGCGACGCAACGAGCGACGAAGACTTAAATGCTGACGTGCGATACTTAACTGTGAACAAGCGACGGGATGTAACGCGATTGATGTAACATAATACGGTCAAGTGGTTGACATTGACTAGGCGATTCTGTATTGACAGGAATGTCATTATCAAATATTCTATCAATGTAGTCGCAGCGCGGTATAAATACACCACGCCTAGATTGAGGTACGATAAACACTGCGATAATCGTAAACGTATTGTAAATACGTTGCCTCTAGGTGCCGCACCGAATTCTAGCCTCTAAGTTTCTTAGGGGCTTTTTAATGCTTGATAATAAAATATGCGAACATTTATATACTTGGATGAAAGTGGTGATTTAGGTTGGAATATGGAAAAGCCTTATCAAAAGGGTGGTTCCAGTCGAATGCTTACGTTAGCAGCAATCTGTTTGCCTGAGAATAAGGTTAAGTATGTTCAGCGTATTGTAAGAGCATTATATGAAAAAAGAAAAAGACCTTTAAAAAATGAATTAAAATCAGTTGATTTGAATCTAAAAGATAAAGAAATATTCGTCAAATTGACTGCGAAACTTATCAAAGACCATCCAGATATACAACTTCGCTCAATTACAGCAAATAAAGAATTTGTTAATGCAAGATTCAAGAACGACCCAAATGCTTTCTATAATTATATGGTGAAACTTTTACTTCTTGGGACTATCTGCAAGCATAAATATGTAGATTTTATGCCTGACAGAAGAAGTGAGCGGGTTTCGTTGAAATGGAATATGGGTGAGTATTTAAAACAGATGGTTTTAGAGTGTGGCATTGAAAACCAAATTGTTAACCAGTCATGCAATATTATGCCAATGGATAGCTCAAAGTGCCTTGAGCTACAATTTATAGACTTCTATGCAGGTTTAGTCTGGTCGGCATATGAATTTAAAGACATGACTGCAAGAAAATTCATGGCAGAAAACCGAAATACCAACCATAAGCTTTTCTTTCCAAAAGAAGACAAAGTGGATAACATTGTTGATGAAGCTGTCTAAACCACCAGAAGATGGTTTTTTATTGCGCCATTATTAACCACTTGTTAAATTACCCTCAAATATGAGGGTGTTTTTATGTAGAGAAAAGCCCCGAAGGGCTTTTTTGTTAGAAGACTACCAACCACCAGAAATTCGCAAAGCACCAGCTAGCATTCCCGATTCCATCAATGGATGAAACCAACGGTCGCTATAATGTTGATTGCCTGTTGTGTAGCTTATGGTTTTTAAATCATCACTAATGATTTTTCTATTAAGTGGCCCTCTTAAATCCATTGCCCGAGTAAGTTTTAGAACTGCAATATTAGTTTTAAAAGCATATTCAGCTAAGTAGTGTCCTTGCTCGTTGTTAAGCATATGTACTGCTCGATAGATTCGACTAGTCGCAAAGTTTTGGGAAATAATTGCATCAATTAGGTTCTTGAGCAGCTTAAATTGATCTTCATCAAATAAAGAACCTTGTTTTTCAGCCTTGCTGTACATAGCAATTAAGTGGTGAACATACTCCACAGCCACAGGTATTACATCGTATGGAATTTCATCAATATGCTGAACATTGAAACGCTGATGAACTAATTTATAAGCATCGCTGTAATTCAAATGCTTAGTTTTAGCTACAAGAAGATTTACAGCATTGGTTAGGGGTTCACGTTCTGATTTGTGGGTTTTGGCTAAAATCTCTTTACGGACAAAATAGCAATCCTCAAGTTGCTCGAAAACTTCCCATGCTTGGTCTGTGTCTAACATCTTGGCATGACGTGCAGCACCGCGTTCTGTCCATAAGATAAGGGATCGAGTTTTATTTGAAATTGCAGGGAAATTTGCAAGTGACTTTAAGTCACCTACAAATTTTTTCAATTCTTCACCAATAATTTTGAAGAAGTGTTTACCTTCTACAAACCGCTCTTTATTTCGAGAATAGTTTTGTTTGATGTTGTCTGTATCGGTTCCATAGAAATCAGCAAGCATTGCTGTAGTAACAACTGGAACAGATTTGAAGTTAACAATTGATATTTTGGTATCGTTGATTTGTGCTATATTAGACATGTCTTAAATCTCCATTGGTTTAGACATAAACCCCTTGCCTGATTTCGACGTCTGCAAGGGGTTTTCTTTTTCATGGCTTTTAGCCTTGATGAAGTCATCTTATTTAATATCTTTTATTGTGTCAATTCTTTTTGTTGTGCTAACACAAAAAATAGTAATTATCTTTTATTGTGCTACAATATTCTAAAATTTAACTTGTGGTGCAGCAATGGAAGTAAAGAATAATGTTGCTTGTTTGCGTGAAAAAGCAGGCTTAACGGTTTATGAGCTATCAAAGCGGTGTGGTTTTGTTAGTGGTAGCAGAGTTCTATCAAACTATGTGACAAGAGCCGAGCAGGGACATTCTGTCAAGATCGATACAGCCTTACTTATATATAAAGAACTCAAAAAAGTAGGTGTATGTAAAAATTTTGAGGATGTATTTTGGCTTGACCACATGGACTAGTAGAGAATCTTCCTTTTTAAGTTCTTGATGACATTATTTTGTCCATTTGTTAAATTGTGTGAGATTAATAACAAATGGATTACATTATGAAAAAGATTTTATTAGCGGGATTTCTTGGATTGGGCTTAGCGGGGTGTGCGACAACTCCCCAACAACCCTCAGAGCCTGTAAAATTTGAAAAGGTTTATCAAATTGATGGATTAAACCAAGCACAGATTTATGATGGCGCACGTCAATGGTTTGCTACAGCTTTTCGCTCGGCAAATGCAGTAATTCAGTATGAGGATAAGACTACGGGTTCAATTATTGGCAAAGGTAATATGCCATACCGTTGTTCTGGGTTTGCTGATTGTATGACTGTTACGGCTGGTGATCGAGTGGATTTCACAGTGCGTGTAGATACAAAAGATGGGAAAATGAAAGTGAGTTACGATAATCTTACTCACTATAAACCAGCGCAGGTAATTAGTGGAGTTCGATATAATGAAACTAATAGACCTATTACTGAAGACTATCCATCAGCTAAAATAATTATGGATGAATTAAATAAATCATCCGATCAAATGGCTGAAAAGATTAAAACTCAACAAAAAATTAATGCCGATTGGTAATTAACAAGAGCACTCATACCATGAGTGCTCTTACTTTATTAAGTATTACATTGTAGTGGTTGATATGAAAAAGATTGTTTTATTGAGTTTGGTTTTTGGGATGGCCGGTTGTGCGACAACAGCTAATTTTTTTGATATTCATCCAACACCTGTTAGTAATTCAGGTTATTGGACTGGTCAATTTGATCGGTTGGTTGGGACTTTAATACTAGAAAGTGATGGGACGGGTGTAATTTGCCAAGACCACCTAGGTACAGCTAGGGTAATGTCTGTAAAATTATTAAATGATAGACTCTATTCTCAGGATGGGACTTACTGGAAAATAAGTAATTTCACTCCAACATCTCTTGAGCTTAATTATGCGCTTGGAGGAGGATATAAAATGATAAGGGACAATGGGCTTAAATTCGCTTCACCAGCATGCAAAGATAAGCTAAACACAAAGTAATAGTTGTTCGAGAGAATTAACTTGACTAAACAGAATATTAAATGTGATTGGCTGAATAGATATGATATTGGATGACTATCTGGGGCATGCCGCTAATAGCAAGAAACTCGCACAGATTGCTATTAAAGAAAGGCGTTTTGACGATGCATGGAAACATTTAAACCATCAAAAAGATTACTATTTAAAGCATGCTAGTAGGATGGGTTTTTCTAAAACAGAAACACTGGTTATAGACTCCTCACCACATGAAGATATGGCAAATGTCTTAAGACTAGAGGGCAAGCATAAGAATGCTTTAAGCAGTATATCTTACACTTATAAGGCGGCTTATACAGCTAATCGACCAATTATTACATTAGAGAAAAAATTAGAGGCTTATTACAATCGAGCCTATAAAAAACAGCCGTTTAAAAAATTTTTATCGTTACTTAAAGCCCTACCCAATAGTGACTATATCTCTGTTCGAGATTTTGTTGAAATTTACTTCCCTCTGTCTCCTAATGATGATGAAGAGGTAGTCCCAAAAGAGAGAAATTTGAGTGAACAGGAAATAAAAAAGGTAAATGATAACTTTTTGAAGCAAAAATCTACTGCTCGCAGTAAAGAGCATATAGGTGTTCCTCCACCATTGAGCAATAGGCCAGTTAAATCAATCAAACCAAGCTACCCTGAGTCTAAGTATCCCACTAAAGTTATTGAACCGCAAAAAGATAATAATTTGCTCCTTGGTTATCCAGCATCCGAATGGATAATAGGAGTGGTGGTTGGCGCAATATTGTTAATTGGGTTTATTTGGTTACTATCGTAAAAAAGCACCCTAGGATGCTTTTTAAAATTGGTTTAACTACCCTGCTTGGTAATTATATTTAACTTAAAAAGAACTACCCACTCATTGAGTGGGTTTTTTATTGCCTAGAGGAAAGTAAAATGGCACAAGAATCCCGTTTGGTCATTGTTATTGATTCGCAAAATGCTGAACGTAATGCGCGTAATCTAGGCAATGAACTTGTTAGCATTGAACGTAAAGGTGAGTTTGCATCTAAGTCTATGGACAGCTTATCTGTAGCTACTAGAGCTTTAGCAGGACACATGGCTGGCCTAGTAACGGTGGGGGCAGCTATATCTAAAATGGACACTTATACAGGCCTTCAGAACCGTCTAAAGCTCGTTACTAATAATCAGGCTGAATTGAATAAAGCGACTGAAGATACATTCCAGATCGCACAAAAAACCTATTCAGCATGGGATTCTGTTCTACAGGTCTACCAGCGTTTTAGTGATAATGCCAAAACTTTAAACCTCACAATGGATGACACAGCACGTTTAACTGAAACAGTTTCTAAAGCTGTAGCAATTAGTGGTGCAAGTGCAGAAGCTGCTGATGCAGCTTTAGTTCAATTCGGGCAGGCTTTGGCAAGCGGTACATTACGTGGTGAAGAACTCAACTCAGTTATGGAACAAACACCAGCTCTAGCAAAGGCTATTGCTAAAGGTATGGGGATCACCGTAGGAGAGTTGCGTTCAGTTGCGGCTGAAGGAAAAATTACTTCACAAGAAATTGTAAAAGCGCTTAGAAATGTAGAATCTGATGTTGATGCTCTTTTTGCTAAAACAGATATCACAATCGGGCAGTCTCTCACACTCCTAAACAACGAGATCACAAAATTTGTTGGCGAAGCAGGTAAGGGAAGTGGTGCGGCACAGGTATTAGCTGGATCAGTTCAAACTCTTGCAAGTAATTTAGATTTAATTGCTGATGGGGCTTTGGTCGTTGGTATTGGTTATATAACTCGTGCAATTTTGATTAAGAGCGCTGCTATTAAAGAGGGAATGGCTTCAACTTTAG